TATGAGTAACACCCGAACCATTTACATTTAGCATACTGAATATAACTCTCAAAATCAGATCTTATATTGATTGGTGTACCGTCAGGATAACTTGCACAAGTTTCGAGATCAAATACTAAACATGATTCTTTCTTCTTTTGTAACTTCTCTGCTAACTCTGCATTCATTGTTCATCACCAAACATCTCAAATATTTTAATCATATTACATTCACCTCATGGCCTTCTTTTTCAAAATTCCTTATTCTTAATTTGCTATGCTTGGCTGTATGTTTTCCACCGTCTTGGAAATCAAGATACCATGCACTATCTTTACCTTCTATCTTACGTAATAATCTACCAAGTATCTGTGTACTTTTCACGTCTCCTTTATTTGCAGCTGCATTAACCAGTACATCCAAGTCTGGAATGTCCAAACCCTCTGCCGCAATACTCATAGTCATTATAAGACAACCTGCATCACAATTCTTGAACCATTTCATCATCTCTGCTCTATCATCATCTCCTACAGTACCGTGCAGATGTTTACTGTTTGGAATCTCCATAGACAAATCTTTTCCATGCTGTACCAACTTTGTAATAATCAATATTTTCTTTGTATGATTATTCATTGCAGTTTGACATATGAATCTATTACGTTCTGCATTGTTTACTATGTTTTCTCTGTAGTCTTCGATGTATTCAACGATTGAACTATCTCCAGCTACTGTGCAGAAATCAATATCAGGCTTAACTAAGAATCCTTCTTTGATTAATTCCTTTGTAGTCTTACGATATATGACATCACCAATTAGTGCAAATATAAGTGGTTCTCTTCCATCGTCCCTGCTTGCTGTTGCAGTCAGACCCATACGGTATTCTGTATTCGGCATCATGTTAAGCATCTTCTGATATGTCAGTGCTGCAGTCTTATGATATTCATCAATTACACATAATCCTATAGTGCCTAAATATGTACTTAATGTTCTGCATTTACTACTCAAGCTTTGGATTGTGCATATTGTAACATCTTTAATATCCATCTTCCCGTCTGCTATAACTCCTATTTCTAATCCAAGCATGTCTTCAAGCACTTCCTTGGTTTGATAGAGTAGTTCTTTTCTATCTATTACCCAGAGTGTTCGAACATCTAACTGACGTATAATCTCTGCAGCAATGAATGTCTTACCTGCACCTGTAGCCAGATTAAGTATGCCGTATTTCTTATCTTTAAACACATTAATCGCATCTTCTTGATACTTCCTAAGTTTTTTCTCAGTGATTAGTTTCTCAGGCATTATCCCAAGCTTCTGAGGAAACACTCTATTGTCTATCACTTCGACATTTACTTTCTTCTTGTAATATGTCTCGTATTCTTTAATTATCTCTCTCACTTTAGGTAGTAATCCTATATAGAACTGTTTCTTATGCACATTAACGAGGTGCATTGTACCTATATCTTCTACGTATGATTTACCATGACTCAGTGCACTTTTCCGCATCCAGTATTTCTCTTTAAGATCGAACTTTGTTGCATGGTCCAGGCCTTGCATTAATTTAGGAACTATATCCCCTTTAATCTGTACCATATTACCAGTTATAACAAATTGTATATCTATCTTATCTTTACATAAGCGCCTATCCATTTCATTCTGGCATAATGTTTTGTATGCATTGAATGGACCTTTAAAACTCCCTGGTGCATATTCTTCTATATTATTTCCTTTCCTATCAAGTTCCATGATGAAGTATTGTATTTCTTTATGGAAATCTTTCAATTCTTGCTCTGTGAACTTATCACTATGTGTTTTGTTTGTTTTCAAGTACACCCAGTGGCACTCTGGTATTATTTTATATCTGAACCACATTACCCAACTATAGAATAGTCTTTGCAATTTGTGTAACTCGTATGAATCTTTACTGTTTGTTTTCCAGTCGTATATTATTTCCCCGTCGAGTATATCAATGAATCCTTTTATTCTTCTTCCCATGAAGTCGAATCCGAACTCGTATTCATATTGTGGTTTGTCAAATGTCTTATAGATTTCTACAGCTGTATCAAGCATCTTTCTATATGCTTCTTTGTCTAAATATTTTCCATAGAATCCTGGCTTGTTATCAATATCAAATTTCTTCCAAACTTTATCGAATAGTTTGGGTTGTAGTATGCATTCGTGTACTGCGTTACCTGCATTACCGTAACATTGGTAGACTTCGTCTGATGCAGCAAGCCCAGAAAAGTAACTGAAATAAAATTGTAATTGACTTTCTTTATATTTACTGTAGGCACTATAGCTTATGTTCATTTCTCAATTCCTCCAAGGCTTGTAATCCTTTGAAATTTAGCATATCCATTTCTGCTAACTTTTCAAGTATGTCAAGTATCATTTTAAAAATAAAAAAAAAGATGGCTTACGCCACCAGTTCTACAGTGTAGAGTTTATTTTCTTTCATTGCTGCTGCTACTTCGTCTTTCTTGACTTGTGCTTCTTGAACTGTACAGTTTTCTACTTTAGCAATCATATCTGCTTTAAGTAAACCGTATTGTCCATCAAAATCTTTAGTGATTTTAATTTTCGCCCCTTTGAAAGTTTTGTGCTCTGCGCCATATGTTTTAAGAATTCCGTCGTTACCAAATAGTTTATAGAATATTTCCCAGTTCTTAACAACATATATTCCGTCTTCTGTTACTATATCTCTTCTAACAATTTCGCCGTTCTTTTTTTTACAGCCGATGTGAAATTTCTCACCAGTTTCTTTGTTTGTTCCTTCAGTTTGTGGGTTATCTTCTAGTGCATTAACAGTGATTGTAATGCTTTCACCAACTGCTGGATTGTTAATGTATGTTGACCCTTTCAGATCGTCTGGTGTTAGTTCTTTAGAACCTGTTTCTGCTTCTGGTGTTACGTTTTCAATTTCTTCAAATGTATTTGTTTTTTCCATTTTACGTTTTCTCCGTTTTTGAAATGGTTGTCTCCATTATATATGTCTTATATATAGGTTATATATAAATGTTTCTATTTATATACTTCAATACCAATAGATGATTCTTTATTCCATAATAATCGTGCTATCATATTCATTCCTTCTTCTGCAGATATATTACTTTTATCATGTTGTCTAATAATTTCATCAATCTTTTTAATTTCTTCTTCTTGTTTTTCAATTATTTTTAATTTATGTGCTACTTCCATTTTATTTTCTCCTAATATGATACTTCTTTCCAAGTATTAATTATTGATTTCCATACAGATTTAAACTTAATATAATCGTTTTCAATTGCAACTAATTCAACTTTTTTTTCTTTCCAACATCTTTGTTTAATTATTGAATCCATTATGCAGTGGCAGTGATGATTTGTATATCTTCTATATACTTCACCCATAAAACTCGGCACATCATCTTTACATTTTTTAACTATTTTAAGTAATTCTTGCTCATCGTATTTACTTTCTTTTGATTGCAGAAATTTATTAACCTGCATAATATTATTTGATGATATTATAGGCTTTTCTTGTTTCTCATAATCTGCCTCGTCAATATAGCTTGTTAATTCATTAAGCACATCTCCGTTAATAATGTATATTAACCACCTAGATAAGAATGGGTTATCAACATTCATTACTACATGTCTAAGATTGTAGTAGTATTGTCCTTTTGGGAAATTACTTGTTGCGAATGCTCTTGCTGTCATTTGCGCACCACTCAATCCGTTTGAGTTACCTGATGTGTATGTTCTTTTATGATGTTCAAGTAAATCGTTCATGCTTGACATTTCGCTCCCTCTGTTTGAGTCATCACTTCTTGTCCTTGCAATTACTCCTAGGAATTCATCAATCGGGCATATTTCTTTAGCAGTGAGTAGTTCTCCAGGTTCAACCATTCTACTTTTAAAACTTGGTGTCAATCCTTTCAATGTACTACTACTTCCACCTACTATTCTATCCCCGAATTTCTCGCTAACTGTCTCAAGCAGTTTAGTTTTACCACTACTTGCGATTGAAATCATCATAAGATGTAAAGGATAGTTTTCCTTTTTATGATGTGTTAAGAAATAAAATATTATATCTTTTATTTCGTTTGGAAATTTATAGATTCTTTTATCCCTATCGTGATACAATAATGCGTTCATATATGTATCATAATCAATTTTATTGTATAGGTCTGTCATTTCTATAAAGTCTGGTGATTCTTTCTTTATGTTGTTAGCAATTATAAAGTTTTTTTGAACTTTTAGACTCATCTGTTCACCAATCAATGTCTTATCTGCGCCTTCTATTTCCAATCCTTGTATTGTATGCATACCTGGTGATAATTCTTCATTTGTCATCACGAAATATTCTTTATTGTTTACAATCACACGCCATATGTCGCAATCATATACAATCTTCTTGATTGGTGAACTCTGTAATCTATGGTCTACAATTTCATCGATAAATTTAAGAACTGGTGGTTTACCTAATTTCTTATATACTTCTGCCAAGATGATTGATTGTTTACTCTCTGAGAATTTACCAATAAAATTACATCGTAGGGTTCTATTACAATTGATATAAAATTTGAGTATGTTTGGGTTATTTTCAAACTCTTTTCTTATATTACTTTTTAGTTGATAGAATGGATAGTTATCTTCAGTGTAACATATATCTCCTTGGTTCAATGGTATTGCAAATGGAATATTTTTATCACGGATATAATTTATCATCTCACCTGTACTAAATTCTAAATAATCTCCTTTATCTTGTGCATTTTCCCATGATGATATCGTATCTGTTGTTCGCCCTTGCATCTTTAAATATTTCTTCTTAACTCTAATAGCTTCCTTCTTAGTTAAGAGTTTTAGATATAATGCTAAGTTTTTCTCAACTACGCTATGCCTAGGTGATGGTAATATATTATGTGTAGCATATTCACAAAAGAATTCATTTAACCATTCTGGTGGTATTATTTTTACTGTCTTATTATTTGATACTGTAACAACTGTCTCATCAATTTTATCATATAATATACTATTTTCATTATAATATGCATTAGGATCATGTGATACGAAACATGCTCTACATACATCTTTTGTTACTGTGTCAATATTTATAATAGGTAACGATGTTTTCTCACATATCATCTTATAAACAGGTATATATCTCATAGGATGTTCTTCCATTGTGCATGGGACTATTTTTACAAGTATTTTTAATCCTAAACCAGAAGGTGAAACAAATACTGCATGTACTTCGGGTATATTTTTAAGTACTTCTTTATATTTTGTAACTTCTGCCTCATCTAGAAGATGATCTACATCTATACAAGCTATACCTGAGTGTTTTGTTAAATATGCTTTGTTACGATATGAGAATGTGCCAGAAAAAGTAAAATAGTCTAATTGTTTCTTTAATATATCTCGTTTATCATCATTTGTTGTCTTTCTTATCTTGGTAATAGATGTCTTGTATTTGTCTGACTTAATTATATCTAATGCATCCTTTATTGATATTTCGCGTTGTGGATAACAGCTAAACTGTCCATTTATTTGTCCATTTATTCCTTTAAATTGACTAATCATCATTTTCTTGCACCTTCCAAAAGCTTACAAATTTCCCATGAATACCGTTATCATCTTGTAGAATAACTTCATCATTATCGTTAATATTTAAGAAATCACATAAATCTGGTGGTAGTATCAGTGCTTTTGATGCTCCATATCGTTTAATTTTCCGTTTAAATTGCATGTTTTTTTACCTCGTTTTTGTGCTAAATTCATAATAATTAATTTAAATATATGATACTCATATATAAATCTTTTTATTATATTCAAAATGAAAAGCAACTCACCCGTAACTAGTCAAGTATAACAGTGCTTTTAAGCAACTCACCCCTAACCTGCAAACTCAACTACACCCTAAATTTTTACATGAACATGATTTTTTTATTTTTATATTATAGTGTACTGTAGTTTGCAGGTTACGGGGGAGATGAATTAGTAATCTGAATATAATAACAGAAAGTTTTATATATGACTTATACATATCTTATATAAAATGGTAAAAATAACAACAATTTCTATAAATCCAGAAGATATCACATATTGTAAAGATAATAAAATAAATATGTCAAGATTAATGAGACAAGCAATTAAAGATATAAAAGATGGAAGGTACAAGTACATTGAATGATGCAAACCTATTACCACCTTTTCAAAAGGGCACGAAGAGAGCTCGAGATGCAGGAAAGAAGGGCGGGTTAGCTAATAAGGGCAATTTAAAGACCATTCAAGCCGCTAAAGTGCGTGAGATAAAGAAGCGTGTAGCAAAGGGACAATTGAAAGATTGTGATGAAGAGTGGTTATTAGAAAGACTCGAAGACCCACATGCACTTAACATGGATCTTCTCAACTGGTTAACAGATATGAGAAAGGCCGACCCATCTAACATTCAGATCGCATCATTATACAACCAAGTAGCTAAAACTATACACGGTGAAAAACGTATCAATACTAACTTAAACATTAACATCACTATTACAGACGAAGAGATCCAGGAGCATATGAAAGAAATCACTGGAGACGTAATAGATATGTAACGATTCATGCAATGGCTCATGAATACCCGGGACGGGGTTTGGATTCACCTCTTTTTCCTCGTCCCTTCATACTCAAGAATGGTAAAACTAAACATAAAACACTTGATGGATCTTACAGAGAAGACAACAGATAAGAATAAGCTACGTGCGACACTTAGATATCTTTTTAAAAATCCTGAATATATACCACTATTTGGTAAGTTCTTCTTCCCTGATGCGATCAAGAATGATGTACCGGGATTTCATGAAGAGATATACAAGGCATTAAATCAACCAGGTAACAGCGCATTCGCTGCACCGAGAGGACATGCAAAGAGTACGATCACAGGATTAGTGTATATAACGTGGCTAATTGCTAATAGATTAGAGAAGTATATAGTATATGTATCACAGAATCATAGTAAGACAGTACAATTCTTAGAACCTTTAAGGCAGAACTTTAACCAGAACAAGATGCTCAGGTTCGTATATGGAAACTTAACACCCGGATCAGCTAAAGACAAAGATGGTAGAGATAGAGAAGACTGTATAGATGTGAAAGGTATAAGGATTGAGGCTGTGAGCTTTGAGAAAAACCTAAGGGGGTTCAAATACATTAATATCAGACCAACGTTAATAATAGGGGACGATATAGAGGAAGATATGCGTGTCTTGAACCCTGAGCTTAGGCTTAAAGATAAGAATAAACTCAACGGAGTAATAATCCCATCATTAGATATAGATGGTAGATTCAAGTATATTGGTACGATCTTACATCACGATAGTTTATTATGGAAGAAGATCAAGAAGTGTAATGGTAAGGTATATCGAGCATTGGATGATGAGAGCAATCCACTATGGCCACAACGTTTCACAAAGGCTAAGCTAGATGCTATACGTGAAGAGATTGGGTCAATATCATTCCAGAAGGAATATATGAACGATCCTGTAGATAATGCAACATCTATCATCAAGCGTGAATGGATAGTTAACTGTTTCGATGAGAACAGATCATGGTTAGATTGTCATAATGATGAGTATAGTATGAAGACATTAGGTGTAGACTTTGCGTTCTCAGATAGGGTAAGCGCAGACAAGTCAGCATTCGTTAGTCTTGGTAAATTAGATAATAAGTTTGTAGTATTCCAAGGTAGTACACATAAGGGTATGTCAGCTCCTGAGCAGATGGACTATATCAAGGATGGCTTGCATCGAGCACACAGATATACAACAGTAGCCCTGGAAGAGAATAGTATAAAGAGTATAAGTAAGGATATGAGTCAGTGGAATATGCCAATCAAGTTATATTGGACAGCTGCAGCAGATCCAAGGAAGAGTATAAAGCCTGAGACAGAGTATGAGTTCTCCCGTCACACAGTAGGTAAGATCAATATGATTATGAGATTAGGTACAGGGTTTGAGAACGGTGAGTTCATTATCCCATATAAGGGTGAAGCAGAGAAGAACTTCGCTCATATGTTATTAGCTGAATGCACATCATATGCATTGAGTGACGGAAAGCTTGTAGAAGCTAACGTGCATCCAGACATACCGATCGCATTAGGTTATGCATATGAGAGTATGAATCAAGCAAACGAGTTTGTGGCAGTATGGTAACACAATTATATGAATGTGAGTATTGCGGAGAAGTGTTTAACGATTTTGAAAAGGCAATTAAGCATGAAGAAGGTTGTGAGTTTTTAGATGTAGGAAGAAGAGGTAAACACTATGGGTAGATGTAGAGAGTGGAAGACATGCTCTGAGTATAATGTAATTAAGGGAATACCATGCACTGATAAGATCGGGTGTGGATTAAGAGTACATATCAAGGAGGCTAAGAATGATAAAACTAATTAAGAGATTATTTATGAGAAAGAAGTACATGCCATGGGTATCAGTAGGATATTTTATATTTAGGGATGCTACTCAGATAACTATTATGGCACGAGATACAATATATAGTGAGAACGAATACACTACATACATAGATATTGAACCTAATCAAATAAAGGATGAAGAGGTCAGATACTTATCACAACAACTAATAGGAGAGCGATATGAATCAAATAACGGATTTTTATGGTAAAGTAGTATGTATCAAGATGGTTGATGCTGCTGAGGCTATTGGGGAATTAACGTTTTATCATTATGACAATAGTACTATAACTATGAAAGCCGTTACAGTACACCACGAGAACGGATCAGAGTTTTATCATAAATTGATGATGATCAATCGTGGTGAATGGAGGTCGATACAATGTCAATAGAAACATTATCACCACATACACGAAGCGGTCAATATGAACATAAAGGGAATAATGGGCATATAAGACGATGTCCTAGATGCGGTATGAAATGCTCTCTTAATCGTAATGGTTTTTGTAGTGTAGAGTGCCAAGTACAAGATAGTTTTGGAGAAGAGGTATATCAAGATGAGTAAATGTAATCATTGAATAGAAATGTTTATATATCACTTATTACATTTCTATATTATGAAAAAATATAAATGTAAAATATGTGGAAATTTGTTCGATTATAGAACAACACGAGGAACACAAGTATGTTCCACACCTTGTAATAGAAAATTGCAAAGTATGTTAAAAATTGGAGAAAATAATCCACGTTTTAATAATGGACACAGACAATATATTCGTATCATGAAAGATATTAAATTATGCCAAAACTGTGGTAGAAAATATAAATTAGATGTACATCATATCGATGGTAATAGAAGAAACAATAAAAAAGAAAATCTTATTAAAGTATGCAGGAGGTGTCATATGTTATTAGATGGAAGATTTAAACATTTGAACTATCATAATTCAGGAACTGGATTATGTTCTGGGGGTGATTAGATGAGTAAATGTCATCATTGCTGGACAATGTTGCTACTTTAAATTAAAAGACGGAACAACTAAGAAGTGTAAGTTCTTAAGAGAGTTCAAATCAGGTAGAACAGTATGTCGTGTATATAATACTAGATTGAATAAAATATTATATAAGGATGACGATATTATCGTTAGATGTGCAATAAGGGATGTTAGTCAACCTAACCAAACTAATTTACCTGGATGCCCATATAACGAAGTAGCTCCTGTAAGTCAACAGCGAGCATATAATCAAGAATAGGAGGAATAATAAAATGGCAGATAAAACAAAATTAAGAATGTATGATACAAAGATGGAAAAACTAAAGAATGGTGATTTGAAAGCGACACAGTTGTATAGCGGTGGAGAAATATCTGTTAAGATTGCAGATAATGATATGACTATCGGTATGCAAGAAGACTACGGAGTACCACAACTTATACCTAAAGAGAATGTACCGTATCTGTATTCGTTCCTTATACAACAGATACAAGTTAACAACGATCTGGTTAAGCCACATCAAGACTTTTTAGAACAACATGGCCATTTAGATACTAAGGGCGAATTCGGTGCATTACTTAAAACATTAACAGAGCAGAAGAAGGTTGACAATTTCAAGAATTGGAAAGATCTTGACAGATGCGCTAAGACTATTGAACAATTACAACAAGCAAAAAAAGCAGTTGAAACCCATAACATCATAGTTGATGAAATACAGAAACAACTCACTTGGATAGAGGAAAACTACCAAGATGTAGCTGCAAAATAGAAAAGTATATAAATAACTAATATACTATACATATATTAGTTAATTTTTTCTTCTTTTTTACATATTACACTCATGGATTTTAATATATTCAAGAAAGCTAAACCGGCACAGGTAGATCTCAAATCAAGTGGTCCGACATCTCCAGGTGGCGACGTATTTGAACGTCCTAATATAGATTTTTCTGTATTCAAAGCGACCATTCCACGGTTTTTGTATAAACCCCCTTTTGGTTATCCACGAGGAGACAACCCACCACTTCTAAAACAATTTTCGAAAAACGGTTATATGTTCTCTGTAATTACAAGATTACAAGAAGAAGCAGCATGGACACCTTGGAAGATCAATCTTAAGGATGAAGATGCTGAGTGGACACCGGAACTTGAAGCAAAGAAGTTAGAGATTACAGAATTCTTACAAAACCCTAACGGTAACAAAGAAGGATGGAGTCATTTAATTAAGACAGCTGTTCGGGATATATGCGAACTTGACGCAGGGTTATGGGTTAAAGTATTTGGTAGAGATAAGAAACTTAAACAAATGTTTGCACGTGATGGTGGAACATTCCTTAAGAATCCAGACAAGTTTGGTTATATAGGAGATAGAGCAGATATCATATTTCCAGATGATAGTCTTACAGCAGCTACAACACAAAATACAGGTAGTGAGTTTGCTAATACAGACTTCGGTGCTAGATACGCTCTTAAATATAATGAAATCGCAGCATATTATCAATATGGTTGGGAGATGGCATCAATGCCTATTCCATTCGGTAAACGTGAAATTGTTTACTTTATGAAAAACCCTCGTTCTGATTCAATTTATGGTATATCACCAGTTAGCATATTGGCTGATATCATATTGACATTAGTATATGGGTCTATGTACAATTTAGATTATTATCAAAATAGTAATATGCCAGAGGGCATTATAAGTATGATCGGAGCACCGAATAAGGAATGTCAATCATTCGGTAAGAGATTAAAAGATACAATTAAAGAAGTAGATCCAACTACTGGATTTAGCAGGAAGATCGGATATAAGATGCCGGTTGTTAATACAGATGTTAAATTTACTCCGTTCCAGATCCCAGCACGAGAGATGCAGATAATTGAACAACAAGCATGGTTCACTAAGATAGTATGGATGTGCTTTGGTTTATCCGCAGACGATATGGGTTTTACTGAAGATTCTAATAAGGCAGTAAGCGAGTCACAAACTAAGAAGTTCGCTAAGAAGGCAGCAAGACCAATACTAAACCTTATAGCAGAAAGAATCAATATGGAGATTATACCAGAATTTGATACAAACGAATTATGCCTTGAATTTGACGATTATGACCTTAGTGAAGACGTAGTTAAACATAGTTTATACGAGTCCCAAATAAGAATGGGTATTAAGACACCAGAGATGGTAGCAGCTGAAGAGAAGATCGACGTAGCAGAACTAACTAAACAGAAAGAAGAGAATGCAGCTAAAGAAGAAGAAAGCGAAATAAGAAAATCAACAGCAATGCCTGATGAATTTGGTAACGACGACGATAAGAAGGATGATAAGAAACCTGACACTAAAGCGGCACATTTAGCAGTAGACGATTTTAAACCAGACGATGATGAAGAAGAACTTAAAGCATTCATTATAGACGTCGGTACATCAGTACGAGCACCTAACGGACCAGAAGGTCAAGGTGTAGGAGTAGTATTAGAAATATATGCTGACGAATCAATGTTAGTAAAATTCGCAACAACTAAATTAATATATCACCAATCCGAACTAGTACCTATAGGTAATGGTCAAGGAAGCGCATTAAGCCGAGTTAAAAGTAAATCAGATCCATTTGCTAATACTGCATTTGAAAAGGATATGAATATACAAATTGAGAAGTCAGCTAAACTAATCAAGAATGCATTAAAAACCTACGAAAAGGGTGCATTGAACAATGTCAATTGAATTAAAATCATTAATCAATGATTTGGTTAAAGCAATATCCAAATTGTTTAGCGTTTCAGCGACTAACATCGCAAGGGATACCATAAAGAAATTTTATGATATCGGGCTACAACAGATGGAAGTGAAGTTTAATATGAACTTTACTGGTAATAATACACGTCTTGGTACAATACAAGATTATGTTGTTGAGAACGTTAAAGGGTTTAACGACCAGATGCAAGACCGATTACGAAAGGAAATTACTCAAAGTATTATCGATAAAGAACCATTAACCGAAACAACTAAACGGGTTCAAGAAGTATTTAAAGTTGCTAAGGACCGAGCAAAGATGATAGCTCGAACCGAAACAAACAGAGCATTAAACGTGGCTCATAAAGACGCAGCCGAACAATCAGGTTTAAAATTAAAGAAGATGGTATCCGTCAAATTGGATGACAGAACATCTCCAATATGTAGGAGAATGCATTCAAAATATGGAATAGAAAAACAAGCGATTCCAATGAACGCAAAGTTTGTTGACAATCAAAGTGGTCAAAGCTTTGATATTCCTCCGTTTCACGTCAATTGTTTTGTTCCAGGAACAAAAATCCGAACTCAATACGGAGAAAAGAACATTGAGAATGTGAGCATAAATGATTATGTTTACACGCACAAAAATAGATACAAACCAGTTACTGAGGTTTTGAAACGATATGTTTCTGAAAAGATATATGTTGTTTCAACTTCGAAAGGTACGATACGTGTAACTGGTGAGCATCCGATAATGACGAATAAAGGATGGAAAGCAGCTAAAGATTTAACTACAAAAGATTGGGTGTTACACGCAAAATGATATTAGTTAAATGTGATTATTGTGAAGCGTTGTTAGAACGGAAATATCCATATCAAGCTAAAGGATATAATTATTGTAATGCTTCATGCCAAATGCATCACGAATATGCTATTGGAAAAAGAGATAAAAATACAATAGCAAAGAAAGCCCAAAAAGTATCGAATTCAAAAATGAAAATAAACAATTGGTTGAATACTAAAAAATCACGAGCTAAATTAAAAGAAGTTCAACAAACGGATGAATATAGAATAAAATCGTCATTAGCTAAAGTAGGAGAAAAGAACCCAATGTTTGGAAAAACAGGAGAACAAGGTGGACACTACAAAGGTGGTTCATATCGAAAATATGGAATTTCATTTAGAGGACCATTATGGAATGATATAAAAAGTAAAATTAGAGTAAGAGATGATAACAAATGTCGAATGTGTGGCTGTATAGAAAATTTACAGGTACATCACATTGTACCATATAAATGCACACAAGACAACAGTGATGATAATTTAATAACATTATGTTCAAAATGTCATGCAAAGAGTGAAAATACTTTTTGCAAAGTAAACAATATTGAAGTTGAAGAATATGAAGGAAATGTTCATAATTTTTCGGTTCAACATGATGAAACATATATTGCTAACAATATGGTAGTCCACAATTGTCGGACACGAGCACTATATATCCAGGAAGAAGATCAAGGTGATAAAGAATGAAAACAATTGAATTAAACGGAACATGTACTGCAGGAGGAGCATTAACTCTTACAGGTACAAAGACAGTAACAGGTTATCTTGAGAAGATAGATTATGTATATCAAGATGGCGATACAGGAGCAGATTTTGTTATTACTACAACTGGTGGAGATGTAGCTCAACCAATACTTACTGTGACTAATGCAGGAGTAGCAGCATTATCTTGGTATCCAAGAACACTAGCTAACAAAGTAGCAGATACATCAGCATTTACAGACGTAGCTGAGAAGATTGTTTTAACTCAAGAAAGTCTTAAAGTAGTTGTTGCAGCAGGTGGAGCAAGTAAAGATTTCAAATTCATAGCATATATAGGAGAACCAACTAAGTGATTAAAATGGAAAAACCATTCGAATATCAAACAATGCCTTTCCATTATAGTGAGGCTGTAATTAAAGGAGTAAAGAGACATTTCGTAGAAGGATATGCGTCTACTATAGATCCTGATTTACAGAACGAAGTTATTACTATGGAAGGCCAGATGGATATTCTATCAGGTATTAAAGGTAGAACAATAACTATGGATATTGATCATGAAGAATGGTTTGATCTCGCAGGTGGAGTACAAAACCCAGATAATACTGAGGTATTAAAATCTCCTAAAGGGTCTCATTTACCAGTTGCTAAGATAGTTGCAGCTGAGATGAGAGACAGAGGAGTATGGGTAAAAGCTGAGATTAATAGAAACTTACCAGATTTCAATAGTGTATGGGGAAGTATTAAAGAAGGTTTTTTACATAGTTTTAGTGTTGCGTTTTATCCTTTAAAGGCTTTCCAGAAAGCAGTTGATGGTATTACACAGAATATGATTCAAGCATTAAATTTCGTAAACATCACATTAACAGGCCCACCGGTAAACCCAAACGCTAAGTTTGTTCCGGTGATGAAGGCAGCATTAAAAAATATGGAGGGAACTAATATGACAGAAGAAAAACCTGCAGAACCAGTCGAAGAAAAGGCTGAAGAAGTAGTAGAAGAAAAGAAAGAAGAAGTGGTAGAAGAAGTAGTAGAAGAAAAACCACAAGAAAATAAAATTGATGACGCTTCCAAGGAACTTGAAGAAAATGCAAAGAAAATGCAAGAAGAAAACGACGCTCTCAAGAAGGAAAATGAAGAATTGAAGAAACAAACAGAAGAGAGCAAAAAGGAAGTTGAGAAAGTTGAAGAGAAGATTGAAGGCCCTATGGGACAAATTAAAGCTCTGAAAGCTGAAAACAAAATAATACAAAAAGCGAACGCTGCATTAAAAGCAGAATTAGCAAAACCAATAATGAAGGCTTCACAAGAAGAAGCCCCAAAAATGGGCAAAGTAACAGAGGATAAAAATCCTCTCGAATACATTTAAACAAAGGAGTTGATATATATGGCAAACACAGGAAGTGCTGCAGCAAACTTTGATGAACAAAGCGCTTACCAACAATCTTTTGGAAGAATACCTTCCAAAACTTGTTACCAAAGAGCAAACATCAAATCGCTAACAGCAGGAAAAGTTGGATTTGATTCCGACATGAGAAGCGACCTTAACAGTTCGTTTAAAGCAGGATTAAAAGCACAAAGTACCACATCAGGTGGCGCAGGAACAGCAGGATATGCAATGATTCCAGTTTACGTTGATCCTAAAATCGTAGATCTTACAAGAAAATATACACCAATAGTTGAACTTATTCCAAGAGTAACTAATATGGGTATGTACGCAGATTTTAACCAAATCACTGCAAAAGGTGGAGCATTCACTCAAGCAGAAGATGGCGCATTAGCAGAAACTAGTACTACATATGACAGACAAAGCGTACAGATAAAATTCCTTTACGCTGTTGGTAGAGTAACAGGTCCTTCACAGGCAGCTCAACCAAGTTATGTTCTTATGGGTATGAACCCTGCAGGTGGAGCAACTGGTCCGTTTAACGACGCAAGTGCACCAAACTCAATGCAACAAGAAACTATAGTAAAAGCAAGAGAATTAAGAGAACTTGAAGAAGCTCTTATCATAAACGGAAACGCTACTACATCTACTCAAGGTGGAGCAAACGGAACAGAATATGATGGTATTGTAACTGGTCTTGGTTCAACTAATACAGTTGACAAAAATACTAGTGCAGTTGATCTAGACGATGTAAATCTAGCAATCAGATATGCATTCGATGATGGTGGTAGACCAAATCTTGCAATTGCTTCAAGTGATGCATTTACAGACGTTCTTGGTTTAATTACTCAAAAGATCGGGTACTTACAATCAACTACAGAAGTTGAGTGGGGATTCACAGCAATCAAGCTAAACACTATGGTAGGGCAAATGCCTCTAATACCAAGCATGTATTTGAGTAATGTCTCAGGTAGCAAAGCTATCTACTTCTTAGACTTATCAGTTTGGGAAATGAGAGTATTACAAGATATGACTTACGAAGAACTTGCAAAAACTAACGACAGCCGGAAGTTTATGTTAAAGATCTACGAGACATTAATTTGTAGAGCAAACAGCTATAATGCATCAATAACTGAGATTTCAGCTTAGGTGATGTAAGATGGCAACAAATACAAATTATACAGCAGAAACGTTAGCCCCACTTGGTGGAGCTAACAATTCAGGTGTCAAAGTTGGTTATGTAGTAGCAGGAGACAAGGCTGCGCAGAACGATACTTGGACTATCTCTAATGCAACTGAGATAGTACATGTTATTGCAACTTTAGACGCAACAGGTGGAGCTGAAATTAACAGCTTTACTGGAAATGTAATTACATTAGCAAGTGCAACAGCAACTGCATGTAGTGCATTAATAATTTATAGGTGATAAAGAATGGTAGCAGCAGTTAAAACAGCAACAGCAGCAGGTGCATCAATTGGCGCAGGAGCAGCAGCATCAGCTCCAGGCGTAGTTGAAGGAATTTATACAGTTACAGTAGCAACAACTCTTGATTGGGTAGTATTAGACGATTTTGCAAAAGTACTTTACGTAGAAGGTTATGCGACAGCAACAGGTGTTGACGCAGTACCTTATGTAGATAGTACTACTAAGAACAAAGTCTTTATTACAGGAACAGGAGCAAACACTCTAATTGTAAAAGGAACACCAGCTTAAATAGGGAGAAATCCCATTTTTTATTTTTTTTTTAATTTTTGATTAGACACATAATGGAGGAAAAAACAATGGAAAAATTTATAGGACATAAAGAAGTGATTACGAGAACAGTAGATAAACCGGCAGATGAGAACGACAAACCATACAATATTGTACACGAGTATGATGAATGGGAAGTTTCAACTGGTGATGGTGTGAGAACAGTAAAAAGAAATAGTAGAGTAGCAATGCATACTAAGACAACTGAATCGTATGACAAAGAAAAAAGAGTAGAAGAATACGAAGCAGCAAAGAAAGGCAAAAAAGTTGTTAAAAAAACAGAAAAGAAAATAGAAACAAGGGTTGAATAGAGATGACGTATTGTACTGCAGCAGAAGTTTACGGAGCAACCAGTTTGACTAGTAGTCAGATTGCGGAAGTCAATGTTAATAGTTTTATTAGCGCTGCAGAGAAACAAACAGATCGAAAAACCTTTACAACTTACTGGGCTTTACAAATAAATGGTACAGCTTCAGCAGGTGCAAACTCATCGCTCACAGACGACACTCAAACATGGACAGTAAACGCATATGCAAATATGTATTTATGGATATATGGAGGGACTGGTTCAGGTCAAGCACGGAAAATATTATCAAACACCGCAACAGCTTTAACTGTGGATTCAAATTGGAGTACGAACCCCGATGATACTTCAACTTATAGGATTGTCTACACTGCCTCTGATCCTAATGTAGATGAATCTATTGATGGAACTGGTACTCCTTCATATTATCCTCCTACTTATCCAATACAAATAATACAATCCTTAACAATCAATGATACATCAGTTACTCCATCTTCACTATACGTGTATAAAGATGATGGCGAAATTAGATTATCAGATACATCAGAAAAATCATATTTTGATAGAGCTAAACCCCAATTAGTAGACATCAATTTCTGGTATGGGGTTTATCCCTTACCAGCAGACGTACGAAGATATACAATCGTATTAGCATCATTAAGTATTTTGTCTGCTCAGATGGGTGGAACTTACGCAACACCAAGCACTTACAGTTTACCTGAAGGCAGTGTTACTGTTGGACAGGCATATATTAACATTCGAGGTACATTTGATGTACTAATGAAAGAAAAAGCAGAACTTGAGAAAACATTAAGAAAATATCAAGCAGTAGCTTAAGACTAAGCGGTCTATAAATATAACCAAGAGGTTGAACAATGGCAATAGATTTTGATACAAACCCATTCACAGGAATGCTAACTAATTTCGCAAAGGTTGTTAGTCGTACGCCTGTAACAAAAACAACTTCTAATTATACTGGTGATGAAACACTTACTGATGGAACACCAGAAAATATATCCGCTCCGTTTTTCCGAAAGGAAGACGATTGGGTTATGGATAAACCAGGACTTATTGATAATGCAGATGCAATTATATTAGTATTACCCGCTCAAACTCTTAACAAAGATGATAAATTAACATATGATAGTGAAAATTATAGAGTCGACAAAGTTGTTACAAGACGATTAGGTACAACAGTATTTTACAAAGTAGGTAAATGCTTTAAGATATAAAATGGCTGAGATGACTATAGCCCAGTTTAACAAGTTCAAAAAGAACTTAGTTGCTGGTATTGCTAATGACTTATCAAATGAATTGGTAAGAGCTTGCCCAGTAGATAAGGGTGGTTTAAAGGAATCAATCACAGTTGTTCCAGGAACATCAACGATTTACATATCAATGCTTGATTATGCATTATATGTTGAATTCGGAACAGCTCCTCACATTATAAGAATACGAGAGAAAAAGGTTTTATCTGATGGTAAAAACTTTTTTGGAACTGAAGTACATCATCCAGGAACAGAACCACAACCTTTCATTCGTTCAACATTAAGAAACAAACTAGGAAAGATTATTGGAGACAATATAAGGAGACATTCAAAATGACATCATTCAGTATAATAAATGCGGAAAAGGAATTAGTTAACTTTTTAAGAAATAGCGATGTTTTTTCAATAACTATTCGAGGAGTAACTACTCAACAAGATACTGGTACTTTTACAGCTGCAGGTAGTTATACAGTAGCAACTACACCTACTACATTAAAAAATGTTAGATCAATAGTTGTTGATGGAACAACATTAAATTATGGAGCTGATTATACATTCAGTTTTGAATCTGGATTAATAACATTTACAGTTGCTCAGACAGGCAATTATGTTATAGATTATGATACAGGAACAGATCATATATGGCCTGATTTTCCAAGACCAGATTTGACTATTAGTAGTTTTCCAAGAATTGGTTTAGGATTTATATCAACATCAACTGAACCAGCAGGATTTGGTAATGTCGATATATCAGTACCTGATTTCACAATTATAGTATATGATAAGAAAAATGAAAATGTAAAACAATACATTTCAGATATACGAGATAAAGTAAAAACAGCATACAAATCATTTTACTACATTGGCAAATATGTACACGTTATCAATATTGGACCTTTACTTAAGTCCGAACGAGCAACAGGTAAGGATAAAATATTTCAAATGAATATTGACGTTAGAGGTGAATTTAATTATGAAAAGCCTTAAACGAGTTGAAGTATTATTAGAAAAACTAATTAAACAAAACGATAGAACAATGAAGATATTAACTTGTGTTAATATAGTAAACATAATAACATTAGTAACATTGGTGGTTATGATATGGAAGACGATATAGATACAGAAGATGAAATGCTTGATATTATGAAGCAAATGTTAGATTATACTAAATCAATGCATAAAGAATTAAGAGAAATTAAATGTCGATTAAGCGACAAACAAGAATAAGGAGGATAATTATATAATGGAAAAAAGAAATCAATTAGGTCAATTTGAAAAAGGAATGATACCTCATAATAAAGGAACACGAGAATACATTATGAAAGAATGTAAAAAATGTCATAATGTGTTTACAAGACCTGATTGTAAATGTTTTAGAAAGCAAGATTTTTGTTCAAAAGCGTGTGCTACATCTTATCGATGTAAAGGAAAAAAGAAATCATATGAAGAACGAGTTAAATTTAGTCTCGCAAAAACTAAAGAAAAAGTTTTTATTGGATTTAAATCAAATATATCAAAAAGAATACGTAATTCAGTAGAATATAAATTGTGGAGAAAAGCAGTATTTAAGAGAGATGATTATACATGTCAAGATTGTGGAAAAAGAGGTGGATATATTGAAGCACATCATCATAAACCATTTAGTTTATTTCCAGAATTACGATTTGCAATAGATAATGGCATTACGTATTGTACTAAATGTCACATAAAAAACGATACCCACAGAGGTAGGAGGAATTAACAATGGTAAATTCAGAAGTTATATCAGGTGTAGGCAGTTACTTACTATATGGAGTTGAAAGTGCATATAACACAGCAGTTACAGCTAATTTACATTTAGGTCAAGTTACAAGCTTTAAACCTAGCATAAATAATAATCAAGTAGCAAATAGAGGATTCAAAGGTACAACTACTGGTGGAAGAAATGTTATTAAGTACACATACGGATTACTTGATGTATCACTTACTGCTGACTTTGCAGTTACAAGATGGAACTTTATGGAAGCAGTACTTGGAACAGTATCTGGATCAGGTCCTTACGTTTATACTGAAGCAGACCTACCACCAAGTATTACATTAGGATCTAATATAGATAACGATACAACTGACCAGAATATGACTTACTCAGGAACAATAATTGATAGTTGTAGTATTAAAGCATCCGTTGGTGAAGTAGTGACTTGTAGTTTAACTATGAAAAGTGCACTACCAGTATTAAATACAACACTTGATACAGCAGTTGCATTACCTGACGAAGAAGTATATAACTTCAGTGGAGCAACTATTGAATTACCAAGTGGCGCAGCAATTTCAAACATAATCGATAGTGTAGATGTAAGTATAGCAAACAATTTTGAATTAATTGGTGGATTAGGTTCAAGACTTATGCAGAAAGCAGTAGCTAAAGAAAGAGATTATTCAGTTAAAGTAAGTTTAAAGTATCTTGATAATGATCTACTTACAGCAGCATTAGGAGCAACAACTCCAACTGCACAAGGAACACCAACTGAATATGCTACATTAGTATTAACATTTGCATCAGGAACTAAAAGTTTAACAATGACATTTAGTGAAGTACCATTATCTGAATTTGCACAAATGCAAGATCTAAATAGTGTAATTGGAGAAGATATTACATTGAATCCAAAATCATTATCTTGTTCAGATGATAGATCATAAATCGGAGGAATAAAATGGCAGAAGATAAATTAGGGGAAGTAAAACCGGCTGAAGTAAAACAAGAAGGTCCAGACGTCGAATATAGAAAATTTGATAGTGAGGATATGATTAAATTAAGAAGTTTTGCAGTAGTATTAAACGAACAAAATAAACCAGTACCTGATCTAGGTAAGATACAAAAGGTATCAATCATATTAGGTATTAAGAAATGTCCTTGGTTTCAAGATGTAATTAATGAAATGCAAGGAGTAACTGAAGCAATTTGGTCACAAAGAATGAAAGAATTTAGATTAGTTCCACCAAATAGATTGGATGAATTGTTTAAAAAATCACAAGAAATTAACAAAATTGATACAGCTGGAGAAGAAGAATTTAGAAAAAAGTAATATCTGTGCTTAAAAACAGAGGACACGATCAAAGAGCACGGATAGCAATTATGGATGTTGTCCTTTGTAATGTATTAAATTGTTCAATTTCGGAAGTAAGAAAAATGACTTTAGAAGAAAGGAGGAGATTTGAAATGTTGGTTATGTCAATAAAAGAGCATGCACCAGGATTAATTTCAGCAATGTAAAATGGCAGAAGAATTTATAATAAAACTTGTATCCGGTGACTTTTCAGCCGGAGTTTCTTCAGCGTCAGGTCCATCTTCTAAAGGTGGTAGCGGTGGAGGAGGCAGTATGATTGGTGGTATTGCTAAAATAGGAGCAATGGCAGCTGGTATCATGGGTGTTGTTTCAACTTTACTTGCTATTGTAGGACCAGTAGTAAATGATCTTCTTCGACCAATTAAAGGTTTATTACGAGGTATATTCAAAACATTAGGTGAATTCTTACGTCCTATTGTAGATATATTAGTACTTTTATTACAACCAATATTAATATTTATAAAACCATTCTTATCAGTATTCAAGAATATGATGGCTCCATTTATAGCTATCGCTAAACAAATGGGACATACAGCTAATCAGTTAGCTGGTGCAGGAGATATGCAAGGAGCAACCGAAGTTGCTATATCAGCAGCAACTGTTTTGATAGCACCATTCGCAATAGCATTCACAGGTGTAATGTTAGATATGTTACAGCAATTATTATTTGCTGCTTTAGGTACATTAGTTTCAGTAATGATTGATTCATTAGGAGCATTACTTATGCCAATTGCAGAATTCTTCCATGTTGGTGATGAATTACAAGCAAAAATGGAAGAAGCTAAATCATTAGTTACTGGTGCATTTGATACTGCATCAGCAGCAGTACATACTGGTTTAATGGCTATGACTCAAGGCATATTAGATAATATGTTAATTGCAGCTGAAGAAGAGTTACAAAAAATAAAAGATGAATATGGCGATACTTTCAAAGAAAGCATGGTTCAACCAATATTTGATAGCATGGACGAGGCAGCCGGTGTAGTAGCAACAACATCAGAGGGTATGGGAGATGATATTGTAGTTGGTATGGAAGGTATGGAAACAACAACTAGTACAATGATGGGCGAAGATGGTTTAATTCCTTTAGTATTTGACGATGGATTAAATGCTATGGGTCGTTCAACATTATCATTCACAGAAAAATTAGAAGGTTATGCAGATAGAATCAATGATGCATTCGATGATGCAAGAGAAAATATAAGAGATCAACAAAGTAGTTGGGGCATTGGTTATCAAAGAGATGGTGACAATGTCAATATAGGTATATGGGGTACATAAAATGGCAGGAGATGTAACACTAACAATAAGCGGTATGACATTTACTTTCAATCCAGGAGATGTAGCTAAAGTTTCAGAATCAATTATAGCTACACCAGAAGTAGTTGAACTATCTGGTTTAGGCCCAATGGGTGGAAATATATTTGATTATACTGGAGTAAAAAAATCAATAACTATTAATGGTTTTTTAACAGAAGCTAGTTCAACAAGAGTAAGTGGGTACAGTATAACAAGTATTGATAATCAAAAAACTTGGCTCGAAGCATTAGCAAATGGGAAACAAACAGGTATTGCATTTGTATCTAATTATGCAGACACTTCAGCATATGGTATTGGTTCAGCAACACTTCCATTATTAACAACATTTACTACAACAACAGTTATGGTTCAGGCAATGACATTTGATGAAATCGTAGGAGATGTTAGTAGATTAAAATATTCAATAACATTCGTAGTAGGTTCATCAATATAAGAAAATGACAGTAGGAAACCCAATTTTAACAACAGTGTCCATTAACGGGATTACAGTAGATACATATCTGCAAGGTTGGGAAAAACCTAATGATTCAACTATTAAAACAATTAAGATTGCTTTGTCAAAAGCAGCTGAAGCCGTATTAACATTTGATGATACACTAATATCAGCACCAGTAATAGTACAAAGAGGTATTACTACAGCGACTGAAGAATATATATTCCGTGGAGAAGTAAAAATATTTAATATAACTGGTGGAACAATAACAATAGATTGCAATGATAAATTATATGCAGCAGTTAAAACTACAATTACAGCATCATTTGATAAGAATACAGATACTGAAGCTGGTGTAATTTCCGAAATGTTTAAAACTTTAGTTAATGATTACACAACTTTAACAGCCGACAATACGTCTGTTACTAACTCAGGTACTACAAATATATTATCTAATTTTATATGTAGAAGTACTTCAGTATATGATAGAGTAGACGCTTTAACTGAAGCGTTAGGTTCGCAAATGTATTATGACCCAAAAGATGATTTGGTACATTTAGAAGTTAAAGGTGTATTAAATCAATCTACAACTTTATCTACTTCATCTAATATATCTAATATACCTAAATGGACTTATGATGAAAGTAACCTTTGGAATTATATAGAATTACGAGGGTCAATACAAACATTTGAAACTACTGAGACTGGTCGAATAGGAACAACAACCGGTTATAGTACAACGTCTGTTCAACTTAGTTTTACACCAGTTAGTACTAAAGTATATTCGGATTCAGCTAATCCACCTACAACATTAAGAGAAGGAGGAATTGATAGATCATCATCATTATATGATTATTCAGCTAATACAATTGCTAAAACTATTGAATGGAATACAGACAAATATACTCCTGGAGCAAGTGATTATGTTATTACAGATTATAGTTATGACGTACCAACACCAGTTATAGCTATTAATTCAGATAGTATAGCATCATATGGGGAAAAGAAAAAAACAATATTTAGAAACGATATAACAGACGTGAACGATGCAGAATTATATTCGTCACAATATTTAGATGATCATAAAGATCCAATTATTGGAACTCCTTTACAAGTAACTAATGTATCTGATTTACAAACAGGCCAAAGCATTACAGTTCAAGATGAATTTGCATCTATAAATAGTACATTTATAATCAAAAGTATAAGTCAAGTATATCCGTATAAAGCCGATAGAATTACAGTAGTTAGTAATATACAAGATGATACTGATTATACTTACGAACAAGCTAAAAGAATAAGAAAATTGGAATCATCAAACGTAGGAGATAGTGATTTACTATTACACGTTTTTTCAATAGAGAATAGTTATATCTATGAGCGAAGATATACAGAACTTCAAAAAACAACTATTCCAGGTACTGTTTTAATTTGGGGGTCAGCTGTGTTTGGCATTTGGGGTACAAACAAATGGGGAGCAAGTACAGGAGCAGTTACTACAATTACTCATATTGCTCAAGGAAGTAGAAATGGATATGTAGAATTATTTTATGATGAAGATTTTAAAGATTCAGGTACTGGTGATTGGAACACAACTAGTAAATCATTAATATTAGACGATGGAGAAACTATGGAATCATCTTCTATCTGGTATAATGATGGAACAAAAACAGAAGCAACATTAACAGCAGTTGGTGATACATCAAGTTTATTAACATTTTCAATGACAGCTGATGGTGGAAACAACTGGGAAGAAGTTACTAATGGAACACCATACACATTTATTAATACTGGAACCGATCTTAAATGGAAAGTTGAAAACCAAGCAGATGCAGGTGTAAGAATAACAGAAGATGAAGATACTAGAATAACAGAAGCTGGTGATAGTAGAATTACAGAGAATTTTACAGGAGTTAGCGTTACATTAACAGAAGTATCAATAATATAGGAGGATTAAAGATGGTAAATAAAAAAATAACAGACTTAGACGCATCAACTTCTGTTGATGATACTGATGTGATGGAGATTGTAGATGACGTAGCAGGTACGCCTACAACTAAAAAAATTACAGTATTAGATTTACATAATGAAACTACTAAAACTGAGATGGGTTATCTTAATGGTATTACTAGTGCAGTACAAGGACAAATAACTCCCAACACTGCTAAGATTAGTTACAGTACAGCAGCTAGTGATGCAGTAGCTTTAAACACTGCTAAGGTAACTAATTCAAATCATAGTGGAGATGCTACAGGTGCTACAGCTTTAACACTTGCTACAGTAAACAGTGATGTAGGAAGTTATACAGCAGCAGACATAACAGTTAATGCTAAAGGATTAATTACAGCAGCTTCTAATGGAAGTGGCGGTGGTGCAGTAGATAGTGTATTCACAAGAACAGGTGCAGTTGTATCAGCTATTGGAGATTATACAAAAGAACAAATCACTGGATTAAAGACAAGTGATAGTCCTAGTTTTACAAATTTAACACTATCAGGAACTAACTCAGCTAATGGTAAGAAAATATCAATAACTACAGCTACACCAAGTTCACCAAGTACAGGAGACGTCTGGTTTGATATAAATTAAAATGGCAGGAATAAAAATATATAAACCAGCTACAACCAATATGATTGGTAAAGCAGGAGATGAATACGGTAATTGGAACGCTTACTCTGCTAATGTAACAGACCCAAGAACTGGAGAAACTATTACAGCTTTTAAGAGTGCTGCAGCGGTTGCCCCTAATGCTCCTCCAACAGCAGGTTCTTTAGATTTATCTGGTTCAGCTGACTGGACAGTTAGAATATTGGCTTGGTCAGATGCTGCTTCAGGTAATTATTTTCATATGGATTTATATCCAGACACTTTACCAGAATTAAGATTTGATATAACAAATGTTCCTACTTGGTACGAATGGCATATAAATTCCTCTCATGCAGATATGGCTGCTTGTGTTATGAGAATTATTAATTATGGAGTTACAGGTGGTAATAATTATATATCATACATACAATTAGAACAAGGAACTACTGCTAACCCTTGGACAGATGGAACAAGAAGTGCAGGTTGGGTATCAGCAATACCACAAACAAGAGTATATAATGGAAGTACTTGGGAAATTGCTAAAATTAGAACATATCAAGATTCAAGTATATTATCTATACAAAATTGTGATGATACTACTGGTTGGGGTGTATCAAACGGAACAATATCCCAGAATACTACAACATTTCATGCAGGTACAGGTTCGATAAATATGATGCACGCTTCTGGTGTTGCAACTGATTTATTTGTTTATAATAATGATGGACTTCCTTTTTTTAATGGTACGCATAAGAATGTAGTATTATGGTATTATGTAAAAGATTCAACAGTGTTAGCTAAAATTGGTGGACCACAGTTAATGTTAGGATTACCAGGAACAACAGGTTGGTATTATTCTGGAGCTACACCAGTTGTAGGATGGAATAAAATAGAAACAAGAATAGATGCTATGAGTACTTGGGGTTCTCCGGATGTAACAACTATGGGTGGTCAAATAAGATTTGATATGACTCCTAATAATACAACAGATGTATTAGTTGCAGGAGATTTATTATTAGATGATATATATATTAATGGGTGGAAAGGTAATAGTACATTACTTACAAGTATAACACACGCTTATAGTTTTACTTCTGATGTAACAGATTCAGTAGGAACTAATAATGGTACTGCTTATGGAGCAACACACGGAAGTGGTGGAATAAATGGTAACTGTTATGATTTTGATGGTTCTAATGATTATTTATCTTTACCAGACTTAGCAGATTTAGAACAGACACCATTTTCATTTTCAATATGGTGTAAAACAGATATTAGTGGGTCACACCAATATCTTATAGATAAATTAAATACTAGCACAGGATGGGTATTTGGATTGGATAACCAAGGTGGTACACAATACAATATTACTTTTGGTGCAAGAGTTGCAAATGGAACATTTGGTGCAAACTCAGTTCAAACTTTAGCTACAGGTACTTGGTTTCATTTCGTTGGTACTTATGAAAGTGGTAGTGCTAAGTTGTATAAAGATGGAGTCTTACTTTATACAGATACAACCAAAACTGGTTCAATAAAGGTGAATTCATTACCAGTATTAATTGGTGGTAATAGAAATTATTATACTAATGCTTGGTTTAATGGTAAAATTGATGAAGTTTATTTTTGGGGTAAAGTTTTAACACAACCAGAAGTAACAGAATTATATGCAGCAGGAGCTGGAAAGTTTTATCCATTTTAAAATAATAGGTGAATGATGATGACAAAATTTAAATACATAGAAATGATTGAAGATACAGAAGATTTATACAAACCAACTAATATGATTAGGTTAGATTGTGTAACAGATAAAGATGCTGAAACAATACACTTTGCCAACAAAGGTAAGTTTACAAAACTTAAATCTAAAGTAGTAGAAGGGGAACACCATATAGATAGTTCAAAGAATAAACCTTGTGTTGCAAGAGAAATTATAGACGATAAGATTAAAGTATTAAAGGAGTAATAAGATGGCAAATTTAATTAACAATCAAGGAAGAAAACAAATGTTGTATAGTGCTTATACAGATAGAGCTCTATCAACCACAGTTAATATTCCAATAAGTAAATTTAAATTAGGGATAGATAATGGTACTGTACTTATTACTGATACAGATCTGGATAATGTTATACCATTAGCGAACGGAACCATTAATGATGATGGATCTAATACTTTAACTGGTAGTACTGGTGGAGATAATTCAACTGATAACGTATCTATATTCAAACAAGGTGGAAATGTTACAGACGATACAGCTCAAAACCTTATAGCTAATGGAACAAGTGTTAGTAAAGTTTGGACTATAGCAGACTTATCATCAGCGGGTGCAGTATGTACTGCAGCAAAGAGAACATCAATATGGTTATACATATTAAACGCAGCAACATTAGCTAAATTTCTAATTGCAGGTACAGCATTACAAGTACAAGTTGGTGATGATTCATCTAACTATTATGAACTTAATAAGACTGCAGCTGAGTTAGTTGTAGGTTGGAATTGGATCTCAACTAATAAAGATGATTTAGATGATCAAACATTAGTAGGTGCTCCTAGTACTTATGATTGGTTGAATATAATAATAACAACTAACAATGCAACTGACGCATTTGTAGCTGGTGATGTTGTATATGACTTATTAAGGCAATGGGTTGAAGCAGATACAATAATTGACTTTGTAGCATCATATCCAACTATTGATTATGATAATCTTGAAGTTACAACTAGAGCATACGTTACAAGCATCAATGCAAATGGTTTCAACATAAACTCATTAGCATTTGAGAACGAGGACACTGCTCCATTGGTATTAAGTTTAGCAGATTTCACAGACGAATCAAAAGAACGGACAGATGAGTTCACATTTATAGTTAAGGACAGGTTGAGGTAGATACAATGAAACAAGACAAAGTTAAGAAAGATAAAAAAGTTAAAATCATGAAAGGGGCAGGTAAATATAATGGTATAATAGCTGAAATAGTAGATATTAATTATTTTGGAACAGGTAATGTATTATTACATCATAAAGATTTATCTGGTGCAGGAGATGCTGATGGTAATCTTTTACCAGAACATAGAGTAGTACATATTGATATGATAGATGAGGTAAAACAAAATGGCAAATGATATAACAACTTACACATTCGTCAATGGTAACGTAGCAGACGCCGATGAAGTAAATCAAGATTTCGATGATGTTGTAGCTGCTTCTGCAGATTGGTCTGCTGATTCATTAAAAGCGAGTGGATTAAATTTAATAAGACAATTACAAGATAGATCAATTGATTTAAGTACTGCAAGTTTAGAATGGGCAGAAGGATATAGTGACGCTGATGGTAGACTTGATAGTGTAGATACTGCTACATCTGCTACTGATGCTGGATTTTCAACAGATGAATATCAAAGAGATGCATTTGGAGTAGCAAGTGCTGCTGAAAATGCAACAACTACTACATCAAGTAGTTCAACATCTACATTTACTACTATAGTTACATTAGCAACTCCTGGTATATTTACTCAGTTTTTCTTTGATACAGACAACGCAAGTTCACCAAGAATTGATGTAAAAAATGAAGCAGAAACTGTAACTTATCTTACTTGGAGTGGGACATTTAATTATTCTGATTATAAAACATTTACTAAAGCCGATTATGATGCACCACTTGCAGCAGGTACATATCATTTAGTATTTAGTGCTTTTAATGGAACACCTACTATTAATAGAAATGCAAATTATTCCTATAGTGGTACTGCATTTAGTATTTCAAGTCAATCTGTACCAGGTATTTCAACACCTGCTAAAATACCTATACAGTTTACACCTTATGCTGCAGCTACAACTTCAAAGATAACACATGATATACCAACTGGTTTATTCAGTTCAACAGCATCAAGTGCGGTTGGTACTCCTTTGATAAGTAATTGGGAAACAGGCAACGATATTGATTACAAATTAACTAATGCAACAGAAGATAGTGATTGGTTAACAATTAATGAACGGGCAACATTTACTGCATTTACATCAGAACCGACTAAATGTATAGTTAGATTAACACCTAAAAGTACAAGTCCTACAATATATTATCCATCAATAAAAGGATTTGCAGTTTACGAATTAAATTAGGAGGATAAAATGGTATGGAGCAAAAAACTAAGCGAATTATTTGGGGACAATGAACGTGTCCACGATTTACTTAGTGAGCAATCTATTTTCAAAACTATAGTATTTTATATGGTTGATTCCAATACAAGAAAGAGAGTTAAGATTGGTAACTTCATTAAGTACCAATGCGTTAATCAACAACTTCATATGGAATTAGAAGATAAAATAACTGAATTTAGATCTATTAAGAAATACGATGACCGGATGAAAGCTATTTTAGAGTTCGTTCATAAGCATATTAAATATGTAGGCGATGATGTTAGTAAGTATGACCGACTTGAATACTGGAAAAAACCAAATGAAACATGGTGGGATAAAGAAGGCGATTGTGAAGATGGTGCAATCTTAATATATACTCTAGCATTTCATTCAGGAATACCAGATAACCGTAATTGGATTATTGCTAAGAATGTACAGACTAAGATTAATGGAACAACTAAAGTCGTAGGACATGCTCTATCATGTTACAGAGCATCTGATATGACATTACTAGCAATAGATTGGTGTTACTATTATTATGATTCATTACGAATGATGGTAGACATAAGATACAATTATGATTACTTACCTGATGATCCACCATGGTTTTTGGTGAACTACTCAGGAGCATATAAAACAAGGATGTGGTAAAATGGCAGATGATAATATATTAAAAGTTGATGGTAAATGGTACAATAGAGATCTTAATTTCAATGCTTTAATTACAGCACCATTCAATGATATAGTATTAACCTACGTTGCTTCAGGTAATGGAGCAGGTAAAATAGAAACTGCTACATATAAATTTGATTCAACAACAGTTGGAATATTAACACTAAGTTATAATAGTGATAACAAACTAACAAGAGTGGTGAAAACATAATGCCATACGAATTCAATCCATTCACTGTAAATTTTGACGAAGTAAACGAAGCACTAACTAACCCTTTACAATTTCAAGGACAGATAGATGTAAATTCTGACTTTCCTTTATTAGCAGATGTAGAGAATGGTTGGTTTTATACGATTGGAACTGATGTAACAGATGATGATGTTAATAAAACTAACACTGGTCAATCATTCACAGTTGGTGATGAAGTAGCTTGGAATGGTGTTAACTGGACTATACTAGGTAATGAAAATGATTATGTACCTTATACTGGTGCAACAGGTAATGTTGATTTAGGTGCAGTTGATTTAACAACAACAGGAACTTTATCAGGTGGTACATTAA